AGGGGCCCGGGTGGCCCCACCCCAATGTCTATTGGGAAGAGACCAGCCGGTGCCGCCCGCTTCGGATAGACATGAAGGGCGGGTAGCCAGATGGCGGTCACCTCCGGCACAATCACCACCGGTGGCTTCACCCAGCAACAGGTGATCGACCATGCGTGCCGCCGCGCGGGGTACACGCCGCAGCAACTGAGCGGCGAATGGATACAGGTCGCGCAAGATTTGCTGTTTCTCCAGCTTGCCGAATACGCAAACGCTGGGTTCCCCCTTTGGACGCAAGGGTTTCTCCTGTTGGGGGCGACGATCGGCTCACCCGATGTGCCGACACCGAATGGTACGGTCGAAGTGCTGACGACCTACTGGCGGTCGTTCCAGCCATACCGCGGGCCAGCGACAACCACGAGCGGACTCGACGCCTCGATTCTGTTTTACGGGGCCCCCAACGCTGACGTCACGATAGCGGGACCAAGCCCTGGCATCGCAGTGTCGTTCAGCGGTCCGACCGAGATCGATACCGTGGGCGTTCTGCTTGGCGGAAATACCCCGGTCACGGCAGCCCTGCAGATACTGACGTCGGCAGATGGGGTAACGTACACCGTCGCCCAAACGCTGATGTCGACGACCTACCAGCCGATGCAATGGGCCTATTTCGATTTGAACCCAAGCATAACGCAGTCGTTCGTTAGCCTTGTGCTGCCCGGCGCGACGACCTGGACGTTGAACCAGGTGCTGTTCGGCTTGGCGAACGGAACGGATACCGAAATCGGGCCATTGAACATCGACGATTACTACAACTTTCCCAACAAGGCTTACCAAGCGGACAGAGCCAACTCGGCTTACGTGCTGCGGAAAATCGATCCTCCGACCGTGAAAATATGGCCGACCCTGAATACCGATGGGTTCTATGCCGGGACGGTCGCGGTGCTGGCGCGACGCTACATCCAGGACCCCGGCAGCATGACAAACGCACTCGAAATACCGTCCCGCTGGATCGAAGCTGTCATATCGCGGCTGGCCATTCGGCTGATGGACGAACTTCCCGATCCCGGAGCAAATTCGCAGTCGGGTATGTACGGGATGATGGCCAAAAATCAGCGGCGACAGAATTTGGAAACCGCCGCGACCAAAGCCGAAAGCATGGCTTGGTCTGAAGAGCGTACGCGTGGTCCGATCAGGATCGTCCCCGATCTTTCTCCGTACACGAAGTGATGTGGAATGCCACTCTACCTTGACACCACTGGTAACAGCACGCTTGCAATCGGGATATGCGCCCGCTGCAAGGTCAAATACCCGCTTGGGGACCTTCGGCCGGACCCGAACTCGCCCGGCCTTTTATGCTGCCCAGACGGCTGCCTGGACGTCCTTGATCCATGGCGGCTTCCGGCGCGTGCCGCGGACAGGATAACGGTCGATCAGCCGCGCCCTGACGCGGCGTTGGTGCCCGGTTCCACCCCAGTGTACGTGGCCCCCTTGCAGGCTGTGATCGGCGCGGCGCCAGGCCAAGTTCTTGGCGCCGGCGGCAACCGGATCTTGGCCGTTGGGCCGCCAGCTTCGAAGCTGCAGGTGCCGGGGGTGTGGACGCCAAAGACGTCCTATGCGGTTGGCGCCAGGGTGACGCCGACGAAGCCGTACGGGCCAGGCGAGGTTGGTCTCGATATTTTTCTGTTTACCTGTATAGTGCCGGGGATGAGCGGCCCGATAGCACCGCTATGGCCGGAGTTTGCCGGGGTTCCAATCCAGGACGGACAGGTCATGTGGCTCAACGCTGGAGTATTTTTGGGATGAGCGGTTCGCAAGGGGCGCCTGTGCCGGTTCAAGTCCTGTCCCTCGGGGCGCCGACGCTGCCGATTCAGACAACCGATGTCGTGATCGTCACCCAGAACGGGGTGCCTCGGGAATGCACCGTCGCAACCTTTTTCGCAAGCGCCCTTTCGACCTGGTTCGCCACCTTGCCTACCACGCGCCCCGTCGCGCGCGGGCTGCCCTGGAACAATGCGGGGGCGCTATGTTTTTCTTGACCAGATCGCGGTGATGGCAGATGGCCACGAACACCAATTTTACCTCCCTCACACAGGATATCACGAACTACCTGGAGCGTGGCGGCAGTTCGATCACGGATCCCACGGTCGCGGCGCAGATCCCGCGAATCATCAACGCGGGCGAGCGTAAGCTAGCGCAAAATCTAAAATTGCTCGGACAGATCGAAGTGCTGGTGCAGGCACCAATCGGCCTTCAGGCAAACAACGCGATCGTGACGAAGCCCGATCGCTGGCGCAGCACGGTGAGTATGAATTACGGGGCTGGCCTGACCGGGAATATACGCACCATGCTGTTTCCCCGATCCTACGAATACCTTCTGTCCTATTGGCCAGACAGGACGGCCGCGGACCCCGCTCAGCCGCCGCTGTTCTATGCCGACTACGACCTGAACCACTGGTTAATCGCGCCGACGCCGCCGCAGAACTATCCCTTCGAATCCATGAATTACATGATGCCCAGGCTTCTCGACTCAGGCAACCAGTCGAATTTCTGGACCGAATATGTGCCGAACTGCCTGCTTTACGAGTGCCTGATGGAGGCGGCGGTATTCATCAAGGACGATCAGCGGCTGGCAATATTCAAGGGTGAGTTGGATCAAGAAGTGCAGGCGCTCAACACCCAAGACCTCCAACGAATAATGGATCGGGCTGCGCAGAGGACGTCCCCATGAGCGGATACACCAGTGTTTTCGGCGGCACGCCGGTCGCGCCAGCCCAACCGTCCTATGAGGCGTTGACGATCGGCACAAACACGGCGCTTGTCTGGCCGCTGGAGGCGACGGCCGCTGCACCCTACGTGGCCGCGGCGATCGATGTCACCGCAACGGCCGGCGGCTTGCTGCTTGAAATGCCGCCAGGGAATACCGGATCTACCGGCGTCGTCTCGATGGTCACAAACGTCGGATCGAACTCGTTCACGATCACCGACCAGGCCGGCAACGCCATTGTGCCGATCGCGCCCACCCAGTCTTGGCTCATCGTTCTTCGCAGCAACGCGACGGTCAACGGGTCCTGGGGCGCCATCCAAATGGGTGCCACGACCGCCGTCGCGACTGCCGCGGCGCTGGCGGGGCCCGGCTTGGTGGCGGCTGCTGCCACGCTTGAGACGAACCGCGTCTCGGTATCCCTCAATACCAACATTCTTCTGACTGCCGCATACCGGTCCCAGGCAATTACCTGGACCGGCGGCGTCGGCACATTGACGCTGGACACTATTGCCAACCTCACCGCCGGGTGGGAATGCCTCGTCAACAACGCCGGAACTGGCGCACTCACCATTGCCTGTTCTGGCGGCGCGACCATAAACGGCGCTGCGACATTCGTCATGCAGCCGGGCAACAGCGGCATCCTGGTTTGCGGATCCGGCGGATTCCTGACGTTCGGGGCGATCGTGACATCGCTGGCAATCGCCGCGGGAGGCACGGGCGCATCGTCCGCGACGCAAGCGTTGACCAACCTGGGCGGCACCTCGATAGGCAAGTCCATTTTCACGGCGCCGTCGGCGGCTTCGGTGTTAGCGATTCTTGGAATATCGAACACCGCCGCCTTTCTTGAGGCCACCGTTTCATCGAACCAGTCGCCAAGCACGTCGGCAGGCGGCACGGTCTTTATCTGCACGGCGGTCCTAACCATTACACTTCCGCTGACGACCACCTTGACCACCCACTACGTTCTGATCGCTTCGGCTACCGCCGGAGCGGTCACGCTTACGCCGCAGGCGGCGGACAAAATAAATGGTGGGTCGGTCGGTGTTTCGGTCACCGTGGCGTCCGGCAACTCCACGCTTCTAATCACGGACGCCAACGGCAACTGGTACACGGTATTTCAGGGCGTGCAGACGATCACCTTGTCTGGCGATGCCACGGGGACGGGCACGACGGCGATCACGACAACGGTCGGCAAGATCGGAGGTGTGTCTGTCACATTGGGCGGCCCGTTCACGACGGTTGGTGCTTACACCCTGACGTTGACGACGACGGCAAATACGAGCGTCACTCTTCCGACGGCGGGGACGCTTATTTCGGCTGTTTCCGGCACCGTCGCTATAGCCAACAACCTCACCGCCGGAGGGGGAATCACTGCCACCGGCGCTGTGACCGGGGGAACCATCGTTTCAACTGGATCAGCGATACAAACAGGGAATAGCTGGAACCTTACGGCAGCCCTCGGCCTCGTAACAAACGCTTGGTCAGTTAACGTCGGCATGACAACAAACGGCGCTGCTGTTATGTCTGCTGGTGGATTTTTTACCATTTCAGACGCTCGGATCAAAACTAAAATCGAAGATTTAACGGCGAAAAAGGCGATAGACTGGATCAGTCGAGGGCGGCCCGTCACTTACATGATACACGACCGTCCGGGTGCTGGATTTATCGCGCAGGAGGAACTTATTAACGGTCGCGGGGATGCGGTTACGGTTGTGCCAGACCCAGGCCCAGAGTTCGCCCAATCTGACGGCTTTGCCTCAGACGGATTTCGTCTGACGCGCGACTACACGCATGACGTCGCTTATCTCACGGCCGCGCTGAAATGGTGCGTCCAGAAGATCAGCGCCCTTGAAAAAAGTGTGAAACCCGTAAGAAAAAAAGGCAAGGCCCGTGGCTAAGCCGTTTCTCCTGGACTTTATGCCTGGCATAGATCGGGACGGAACAGCGTTCGATTCCTCTCGCTATTTGGATGGGCTGTGGTGCCGGTGGCGGCTTAAGCGCCCTCGTAAAATGGGAGGGTTCAAGCAAATTACCGACGTCATCAACGGCACTCCGCGCCGAATCCATTGTTTCTACCAAAACGGTCTCGTCTACGTCCACGTCGGAACATCGTACGGCATTCAACAGGTTGTCATGGACGCGGCCGGCAACATGCTGTCGATACAGGATCGGACGCCTGTCACTTTCGTCGGTGGCGCGGACATCGGTTTTACGATGGATGCCATTTTCGACACGACGAGCTCAGTCGTGCAGATCGTCGTGCACGCGGTCCCCGACGTGACCGTTTCCTCCACGAATGTGCAAACGGTGCCATTCCTCGGGCAGATCGATGCCCCCTATATCTTGCTGCCGTTCAGCGATCCAGGCGCCGCCAGCCCGGCCATCTACGTGAAGCCCGCGGTGTCTGGAGGGATCGTTTGCGTACAACCGTTTGTGTTTTCTTTCGACTCGTATGGCCAAGTACGGTGGAGTGCGCCGAACCTACCGAACTACCTTGGCGTCACCGGTGGCTCGTCGGGAGCGGGGCAGGCCAGGATATCCGCTCAAAAGGTGCTCGCCGGAGCGCCCATCCGCGGCGGTGGCACGCAAAGCCCGGCAGCGATCTTCTGGACCGTTTCCGAGGTCATCACTGCGGTCTATGTCGGAACGCCCGCCTGGTTTTCGTTTAACACAATATCGTCGTCGTCATCCATCCTGGGCACTGACGTGATCATCGAATACGACGGCCTGTATTTTTGGGCCGCTGTCGGACGCTTCATGGTGTTCAATGGCACCGTGGTGGAGATTCCCAATGTCTCGAATCAAGATTGGTTTTTCGACAACCTGACGCCGGGGTGCGAAGCCAAGACGTTTGCCTTCAAGGTCCCGCGCTACGGCGAAATATGGTGGTGCGCGGCGATGTTCGGCAACTTCGAGCCGAGCCATGCGGTCATCTATAACCTGCGGGAGAATTGCTGGTACGACACCGTGCTGCCGAACGGCGGTCGGAGCGCGGGGTACTTCGCTCAAGGGGTCAAGTACCCCATCATGGGGGGGAGCATCGCGGCTTCCGATGGTAACGGGTTCCAGCTTTGGCTCCACGAATACGGCGTTGATCAGATAGACAACCAGGGGCTACATCCAGTGCGCTCGTATTTCGAGACGGGGTACTTCGGTGGGCCCAAAAACACGCCGCCCGATGATGGCGGCCTCAGTTTCCACCAGCTTGAGCCGGACTTCATCCAAAACGGCGATCTCATCACCTATCTGATCGGAGCGCCAAACGCCCGGGCGCCGACAGCGAACAGCGCGTCCAGTCCCATTGTTTCTCAGCCCGCGGTGCCCCAAGAACAAATGACCTCTTACACACCGAGGCAAAGTCTGCGATTGACCCGCCTTCATATCGAGTCGAACGTCATTGGCGGCAACTACATCTGCGGCAAAAACATCGGTCACGGCGAAGAGTCAGACGCCAGGAAGGTATCGTGATCGTAATCGACCCGCGTATGATGAGTTTCGAATTGTGGTCGGCGATGATGGTCCATTTGCTGTCGTCCTACGGCGTCGTTTCCGATCATCGCGCCGGGGCGTCCTGGCGGGCATGGGGAGAAGAGGTCATTGGGCTGCCGCAGATAGCCGCGCTGCTGCCCCCCCACCCTGAAGGGTTTTCGGACTGGCAGGCCTGGGCGCATGAGCTGAACCGGTCCCTGGACCTGTTGGTAAGATAGGGCTTCACCAGCCCTGCTTTTCCCTGCTATGAGGGTTGTGCTGTTGACGCTTTGCTCGTCGGCCGAGACCTCCAGTGTCTAGCCATAAGGCAGGGCCTTTCCTATGAACTCGACAGCGTTCCCTTCGACCGTATCCCCCAACATGGCGTCTGGAGGCAGTCCGGGCCGCAGGTTTGGCGCTCTCGCCACCGCATCCGCACCGCCGCCAAGGGTCAGAAACGGGCAGCCGTCCGCCATCGAAGCGCACGCCCTCGCATTGGCTTTGGCGGATTTTATCAGTCGCCTCCGCACCGCTCCCGGCACCAATCAGCAGCAACTCGAAGCCGGCGCGCTCTCCATGCGCCGCGGATTCCTAGCGGTGATAGGGAGCGCCGCAAGGCCGCCTCAACCCGTTGCCGGCATTCCGGCGCAAGGACAATCAGGCCCGCTTTCTCAGGCTGGTGCAGCGGGATGAAAAATTTTCATCTGCTGGCCGAGGGAATTCCAGTCGACGAAGCGCTCGACCAAATTCTGGCGCAGCCGCACTTGTGGGACCGCGACCCAGAACGCACGAGCCTTCCCAACTCGCCGCATACCCAATCGTCGGATATCTGGCTTCGCTTTCGGCCCAAACAGGAATTGACGGAGCCGGCGCGTTTCGGCGATCCCCATTTTGCCGCCTTTTATTCAGCGTGGCACGATCTGCCCGCGCTGCATCCCATCGTTTTCCATATCATGGCTATGGTGCAGGCGGTCTACCTGGGCGGCATTCTGATTACCAGGATCCCTCCAGGAAAAGCAATTTTGCCGCATGCCGACAAAGGCTGGCACCCGGAATTCATGAACTGCAAGGCCTATGTAATTTTGCAGGCCAACGAGCAGTGCCTTAATCGCTGTGAAGACGAAACAGTTATCATGAAGCCGGGTGAGGCGTGGTTGTTCAACAACCTGGTGACGCATTCGGTCGAGAACCGCGGGGAGAAAGAGCGGATCGCACTGATCACGACGATGAGGGTGGAGCGATGAACGGCATGGTTGGACAGTTGCGCTCCCTGCGTCCGGAAGAGACTGTTGGCACGACGGATATCAAATGGGCCGATGGCGTGTTCGGCAAGACGATCGCGCTTTCGCGCGCGAGCATGGTCGTGCCGCAACATTCTCACGTTTACCCACACGTCAGCGTTCTTGTCCGTGGAAAGGTCCGTGTTTGGGCTGGTGACAAGGAGCTTGGCGATTTTGAGGCGCCGGTGGGCATCACAATCGCGGCTCATGTAAAGCACCTGTTTCTGACCCTGACCGATGACGTTATCATCCTTTGCGTTCACGACATCGGCACTGCGGAGAGTGTTGCGGTCGAGGAAGAACATCGACTCGAAGGAGTTGGGTGATGCCATTTAGTCTTGTCGCAGGGGTCATCGGGGATGCAATCGGTGCCATAGGAAGCGTCGCCGGCGTTATCGGTGACGCCGTAGTAAGCGGCGTCGGCGCTATCGCTGACGCCGTAGTAAGCGGCGCCACCGCTGTCGGTGACGCCATTGGGATTGGCACCACCGCTGGCGGTGACGCCATGGGGATTGGCGGTGATGTTGCCAATGCCGAAAAAGGGGCCTTGGCTGGAGCGGGAACGGCCGGAGCGGGAACGGCCGGAGCGGCCGGATCGGTCGGAGCGGCCGGAGAGGCCGGAGCGGCCGGAGCGGCCGGAGCGGAAACGGCGGCCACTCCGGCTTTGGCGCCCGGTGCGGTCCAGGCTGGGGAAAACGCTGGTGGTTTGGCATCAACAAACGCCGCTCTGACTAAAGATGCAACCATAAACGCCGCTGGCGCGGGCACAGCGGATGCTGGCGCAAGCACGGCGGATGCTGGCGCAGGAGGCGCCGACTTGGGAAATGCGGCAAAAGTTGCTGGAGGCAAGGCCGCTCCTGGAGCAGGAGGAATTCTCGGTACGGGGATCTCCTCGACTCAGGGCTCTCTTTTGCTTGGAGCACTTGCCGCGGGAGGTAAGATGCTCACGGGATCCGGGGCGGCACCCGCGCAGGTCGGTCCTTCGTCCGTGAACAACGGTCCGTACTGGAACGCCCCCCTGAACACTAACGCTCCCGGTCGGACGGCCGTGAACCCGTTCGCTTCGCAAGGCTCAAGCGCTTCCGCCCCACCCCAGGCCCCACCCCAGACCCCATCCCAATCTGTGCCGTCTTCTCAGCCGAGTAATTATTGGACATACGGGGGGCCTGAGCAGACTTTTTTTCAAGGGAATTCCCTTACGAGCACGGGGTGGCCTGGACAGGTGGCACCCACCCAAACGCCAACACAGATGCCATCCAGTTCGACCCCAGCCAATCCGACAGGATTGGCTCGCGGCGGCGCCTTGAACCGCAACTTGGAGTTTCGGACCGGTAGCGGCAATCATCGGGTGATGGGACCTGGAACGGAAACCAGCGACTCAATTCCCGCCATGCTGTCGAACCACGAGTACGTTCTGGATGCACAGGACATGCGTGAGATTGGTGGCGGCGATCCCGTTCGTGGCGCCGATCGGCTTGACCGGGACCGACGCAAGCTGGCTCGCGGCCGCGGCGTGTTGGCTCAATTCGCCAGCAACGGGAGGGCCTAATGCCGTTCGCAGACCTTCAATTTCTTCAGCAGATGCAAGCGCTCGGTCCTTCGCCGACGCTGGGATCTGGTGGGACAAGCGGAAGCAGCAACTCTCCGGCGCCGGGTCGCGTTTTGCTTTCGCCGTTGCTGGGATCTGGTGGGACAAGCGGAAGCAGCAACTCTCCGGCGCCGGGTCGCGTTTTGGGTCCAATTATGGACTCGACGTCGGCGCCCAGTTCAGCGCCTGGCTCAGTAATGGGATCGACGCCGACCCCACCATATGCGGCGTTTCAAATCCCCCCCCTCCATCCGTTTCAGCCATCTTCGGTCGCGCCTGTTTCGCTGCCATACTCTCAGTATGGAGGCCCGGAACAGACGTATTTCCAAGGGAACACGCTACAAAATTTCGGGTGGGCCGGCCCTATCAATACAGCAAATCAAGCCGCCGCCGCCGCTGCCGCTGCGTCCACTCTACCGGCCTCTACGACCGCAGACGCTTCGACCACAGACCCCTCGACGCTGATCAACAATAGCGGAGGAGCAAAGAGTGGCGGCAGAATTACGCCGAAACGCCACCTTGGCGCGCTGAACGCTATGGCTAAAATGAGGGGGGTATAATGTCGGGAGCGGTTTCGAGCCTGTTCAGCAGTAGCGTTGCTCCGCCGGTTCCCACCAGCTCGGATACCAGCACGACGAACCCGCTATGGTACCAGCAGTACCTTTACAACCTCTCGAACGCCGCGACGAATGTCGCTGGCCAAACCTACGCGCCATTCCCTGGCCAGCAGGTTGCCGCACCTTCCGCCGACACTCAGCAGTCTTGGCAGATGGCGACGAACAACGTCGGCAACTATATGCCGGCGCTTAACGCAGCGGCAGGCATGACGAGCGCGTCGGCGGCTCCAATCGGGGCATCTCAGATCAACCAGTACATGTCGCCCTACACCAGCGATGTGGTTCAAGGCCTTCAGACGGCGGCAAACAAAAACCTCTTCGAGAACCAGCTTCCGCAGATACAAAGCCAATTCGTCAGCGCGGGGCAGGCGGCGTCGCCGCAGCAAGCGCAGCAGTACAACAACGCGCTCTACCAGTCGAACCAGGCGCTCGATCAGGCAACATCCTCGGCCCTTCAGAGCGGCTACACGGGGGCATTGAACACAGCCCTTCAGGAGCAAACCAATACACGCGCGGCGGGCGCTCAGATGGGAACGCTTGGCAGCGAGACTCAACAACTTGGTGCTGCGGACATCGGCGCCGTCGCAGCCGCCGGGCAGTCTCAGGACACGATCAACCAGGCGAATATTAATGCCGCCATGAACAACTTCAACACGCAGCAAAACTGGCCGTACCAGAATTTGGCGTACGCGAGCAACATTATCCGGGGCCAGAACATTCCGACGAACACGCAGCAGGTCGGGACGACGTTCGCGCCAGCGTCCGCCTACTCGTCCTCCCCGCTTTCGACGTTCGTCGGCACGGCTTTGGGCGCCAACGCACTTTTCGGTGGGAGCGGATCCTCGGCGACAAGCTTGCGAGATGGCGGGCGGGTACGTCGCCGTAGCGGCGGCGGCGCGCTTCGGCGTCACGCCATGGCGGCTTGACCCATGGTGGGGGCGCTTTCCTATCAGGCGGCACGACAGCCGGATATGCGCGGCGTTCCAGCGCTTCGTCGCTACGCCAATGGAGGCGACGTCACCGCTGCCGCACCGACAAACGTCTCCGACAACGGTACGAATTCGCGCGGTGCGCTGGCCTTGATCGCGGGCGAAGATCCTAACCCAGATGTGACGGAGCGCGTCCGCGCTCTTCGCGACGCTCGGGCGATCCTCGCCGCTGGCAACGACCGCCAGCCGCTTGCAGCGGCCAATCCTTTGAATGGCCCTTCGCAAGATTTACCCCTTCCCGTGCCGCCGATGCCGCCGCAGGAAGTTCCGCCCCTTGCCTCATCGGACCAGGCATCTCCGCAGGGGCCGTCGAATATGGGTGCGCCACCGTATTTGCCCTCCGGGCAGGGCGCGGGCGGCGGAGGCGACGACGTGGGCGGCGCGGGCGGCGGAGGCGGCGGCGTGGGCGGCGCGGGCGGCGGAGGCGGCGGCGTGGGCGGCGGAGGCGCGGGCGGCGGCGGAGGGGGCGGCGGGGGCGGCAACGACCTTCCGACCGTAAATGTCCCGCTGCTGAAATTCGCGGCGGGTATGCTGAAGGGCGGACATTCTGGCGGCTTCGGAGCAGACCTCGGTTCCGGTTTCGAGGAAGCTGGAACAGCTTTGCAACAGCAGCGGCAATTGGAAGAAAATGCCCTGCTACGGAAGGCGCAGATGGCGAACACTGCGGCGTATCAGCAGGGTGTACTGGCCGTCCGCAATCAACATGAGGACAGCTACGCGCAAGGGGTCCTGGCGCGCGCATCGGCGCAAATGGCTTCGGCGGCGTTAATGCAGGCGCGCGCCGCGATGGTGGGCGCCCATCAGCCGACGGAAGGCAGCCTTTTGTCTGCTGCCGTCAGCGGCCTTATCAACAGCGGACAGATCAATCCAGAGACCGGTCAGCCGTGGAACGCGACCGACGCCTTTGTTCACATCCGCCGGCAGATGGGCGGCGTCGATGATCGGTGGGATTTGGGCAATCGCCGTCTCGACGCGCAGACCGATTATCGGCAGTGGATGCAGGCCAACAAAGTCACGGATGAGGAAATGCAACAAGCCCTTAGGCTCAAGGGGCAGAGCGAGAGAATGGATCCTCTCGGCAAGCCGATTGGGACGCCGCTCAGCATCGATGACGCGTTGGCGAAAGTTCGAGGGCTTCGAAGCAGCGGCAGCGGTTCCCAGCCCGTGCCGTCAGGTGCAGGACAGCCTCCGGCTTCCGCGCCGGTCGGAGCGACCCCACCGGGACTTCCGGCCGGAGCAAAAAAGGCGCCAGACGGAAATTGGTACGTTCCTGACCCGAACGGCGGATGGCTTCGGGCTGTTCGTGGAGGTCAGTAGTGGATGGCGGATGGACCCTGGAGCCTGTGGAGGGAGACCCCTTTGCGGCGCCCCCGCCGGCCGCGGCAACAGCGGCAACTGCGCCATCCTGGTCGTTTCAACCGGTCGACGGCGATCCCTTCGCGCAAGAAGAGCATCCGACCAACGGCAGGAAACCTCCTCTCGCCTCGCTGGATACCGGCCAGGATGCCGGACGCCCAGCATCTACGTCCCCGTCTTTAGGCACGACAGGCGACGCCTACATAGACGCGCTTATGGGGAAAAATGCTCCCGACAATGGCGAGCTTGGTCCCCCCGACAGAGCCAAAGAGCCTCTCCCAGAAGGCTATGTCGGCGAAGGGAGGCCCTATCAACCCGGCTGGTCAAGCAATAGCTTTTTCGACCCGGACCGGCCGACTCGGTTCACGCCCATCGGCGAGCCTGTAGTGCCAGGCCGGAAATCACCGCCCGCAGCCTTGGATAAGGGCACGCCGATCGGCGAGCGTGTCTCGGCGGTCGATGAGTGGGGGAACCCGGTCGACAACGGGCCGCCGCGTTATCAGGACTTGGCGGACATCCCCGGCTACATCAATGAGGCGGGGCAAGCGGTAACGGCCACGGGTGCTGCGATCTCCGGTTTTGGAGATGTAGCGAGGTATGGACCCCTCCAAGGGGCCTCCCACCTTTTGTCCGTCATGAACGCCATCGACCAAGGCGACGATCCGCAAGTGGCGATGCGCCAGTTAAGCACGCCGGAACGGTTTATGCTCGGGCAATACCCCGGCCTATCGCCAGAGGACCGGAAGGCATTTCGGTCCCAACTCCAGTCAGGGATGGCGGAGGCTGTGGCCGCGCCACCGAACGCAGCGCAGCGCCTCGGCTCCAAGATCGAGGAATACGGGAAGCGGACGTTCCCACTACCAGAGGATCCGACTTTCGGACAGAAAGTTGTCGGCGGTGTGTCTTCCATGATCCCGATGGTCGCCGCGGGAATGATAGGCGGGACGCTCGGCGGTCCTGGCGGCGCGATGGCTGCGACGCTGCCTGTCATCGGCGCTCAATCCTACCACGATACGTTAAGCGAGGCGCTGTCCAAAGGGATGACGCCCACCGACGCATCGCGGGCTGCGGGTGTGTCCGCTCTCACTCAGATGGGGATTATGGCGCTGCCCATTGGGCGGGCTATTGAGATGACGCCGAGTCTGGCTCCCGGTCTGTTGAATGCGCTACTCGACCTATCGAAACGGGGGGCGGAGTTTGGCTCCTTCAATGCGTTGGCCACTTTCGCAGGGAACTTTGTGGACCGCGCTACAGGAATCGACCCCGACCGGTCGTTGATGCAAGGCGTGCCGGAGGCCGCCGCCGTCGGTATTGTAACCGGCGCTGGAATGGGTGTGCCGGGCGCGACCCATACTGTCCCGCACCTCGCCGACCGCCTGTTCGAACCGTTTCCGCCGACTGCTTCCGACCGCTTCCGGGACAACGTGCTTGGAACGCAGCAAGCGGCTACCCCGGCGTTCAACGCGGTGGACCTGCAGCCGGGCGCCGGGGTGCCGGCAACGGTCACGGGTCCGCTGGCCGATGCGATCACCGCACAGATGCGGTACGCCGGGCTGCCGCCGAGCGTCGGCGTCAAGCTGGTGAACCAGATCGCTGGCGGTGATGCGGATTCCAGTTATGCACGCGGTGTGGTCACGGTGGCGATGGACACCCCGCCCGATCAGGTTCCCATCAAAGTCCACCACGAGACGATACACGCATTGCTCGATCCCGACCTCGGTTTGCTGAACGACCAGGATCGACAGACGCTTTATCGGGCGGCGGACAACTGGTTGAACGTCATCGATCCTGGCGAGACGGTGCCCCGCCGCCGCCTGCTCGCCGATATGTACGGGGTTGGGCCCGCTTCTTCCATTGTGCGGGAGGAAGGCGTTGCCCGTATGTCCGAGGCCGCGTTGCTTAATGGGATGACACCCCGCTCGCCGATCGGGGCTGCCGCGGCGAAGATCGGCAACTTTGTGACCAGCCTCGGTCAGGGCTTGCGCGGTCAGGGCTTCCGCACGGCGGACGACGTATTCAACGGCTTGATGGGCGGGGATCGCGCGGAGCCGGCGGCCGAAGCTGGAGGGACCAGTTCGTATGCGCCGCCTCAGCCCGTGGCGCCTCCATCCGCAGCTCGGCCGCCGTCTCCCGCCACTCCGCCACCCGAGGGCGAAGCAGGCGCCCCCACGCCAGCCGGTCGCGTTACGATAGCCCAAGTGCAGCGCCGCGATGGAGTCGGCGCCGTGGAGGCCCAGCGCCGTGCGGCCGAAGAAAATGCCAAGCGGTCGGGATCTCCGCAAACAACCGAACCCGCGCTTGAGCCACTGGCAGAAGATCCAGCCGCCATCGAACGGGAGCTGATCTCTGGGCTTCCACCGCTGCCTCCAAAGATGGCAACGACGCCAGAGCCGCAGGCCGACATTGAGGCGCAAATCCGCGCGATGACGGACCCGAACAACCCCAAGGACACGGTATTCCTGGCGCGGGGGACGGCGGTGCCGGAATCGGCCAATGCACCGGGCGTCCTGGCCTATGAACGGCCAGAAGGGACTCTGCTGACGACGGATGTCCGCAAAGCGCGAACGTTCGCGGACGCCCGCTCGGTCGATGACACCCTAATGGCGCGGCTGCTTGGTTACCCTGAGACGAAAAGCGACGTGCTGGCGACAGGGGCACCGCACGTCGTCCAGGGGCGCGACGCCGCCGGCAACGTGGTGGTGGAAACGCTGGCAAGCCCTGCTGGGCTGCCGGCGGCAGAAGAGATGGCGCGGGCGCAAGCGCCAGTGGTCGAGGTCGTCACGCCCGATGCCGCGCAGGCGGAGCGGACGGAAAAGGTCGCGGCCGAGGCTGCGCCGGCAGGTGCGGCACTGGCCGAAAACCCGATCGTCGAGCATGTGACGAAGAAGGGGAAGACGCTGCGCGGCACGATCCGCACCGACCTGACGCGGGACGAAGCGAAGGCGATCGACCCTTACAGTTTTCGCAAGGGAGATGGCTTTTTCATCCGGGAGGGGGCTGAGGCCCAAACGCAAAAATCCGAGGCTGAAATCCCGGTAAACGCAAACCGCCCCCCTGAAGCGCCCCCAACACCAGAGACCGCCGAAACGAAACCTACGGATTTGCCCTCCCCCGCTTTGAAGCAGGCTGACCTGAACGCAGCGGTGTGGCACGAAATTGGGTTCAACAGGAATGGCCATCCTCTGTTCGAAGATGCCCGAGGCGTGCGGTCATATGTCGAGAACGGCGTGCGGTCGACGGAAACGGTTAGGCTTCGCCCGGGCAGCCGGGAACCGATCGTGGCGGCGCCGGAAGCGAAGGACCCGGACTATCAGGTGGCGGTATGGAAACCAGCTACCAGTTCGACAACCGGGCGCCCTGTATGGCCACCACGCAGACCTGAATACAACCCAGCACAGGCCGCCGCGCCTACGGCGGACGAAGTGCATGCCGTCATCGTGCGGCGCCTCCAGGCCAATGATCGTCTGATAACGGTGTTGCGTGGACATGGCGACGGCGCTCCGGCGCTGGCAACGCTGCGCCGGGCTTATGGCCAGGAGTCCGCGCGATTTATGAGCGCGTTGGCCGATGCGGGCGGCGACGAACTGCGCCGCTACTCGGCCGCGATCATGGAGAACGAGCGGCGCCCCCTCGACATGGACGTGCTCAACGAAGTGCGCGGACAGCCCGAAGCCCAACCCCAAACACCACCGGCGCCATCGGCCGCTGCCCCACCGTCGGCGCGACCGCAGCGCGTAGAAGCGCCGCCCCCAGGCAGCGACAACGATCCGCTTCTCGCAAACAATATCGAGCGATGGCTTCGGGAGGGGCAACCGCCTGACAAGCTGATGGCGAACGCAGTTGCGGCGATGCTGGCCGAAGGCGATCTCCGCAGCGCCGGCGAGGACCGAAGTCTCGCTACCAAACGTCTCCAGGCGTCGGCCGAACTGATCTACGGTGGTAAACTCGGCGAGGGGAAATTCACGCGCGACCGGTTCTACGACGCAATCGAGGCCGGGGTGAACCGCTACATCGCAAACAACCCTGACCGGTTCGCGCCGACCGGTACCCTGGCCCGCGCTCAAGCCGTCGCCGAATCGCTGCGCGAGATCAAAGATCGGTTGCCCACCCAGACCGTGCGGGCTGGCGACAAGGACAAACTCCAGCAATTCAGCACACCGCCGGATTACTCCTTTGCCACGGCCTGGATCGCCAACATGCGACCCAGTGATCGCGTTCTCGAACCTTCCGCTGGCAATGGCGGCCTTGCGGTCCATGCGATGAACGCAGGTGTGGCCGAGGTCGTAGGCAATGAAATTTCACCCCAGCGGCGGGCGATGATGCAGAACCTGCCATTCAGCCGGATCACAGGCGAGAATGCCGAGCAACTACACCACATTCTTACCGACGAAGTGCGTCCCTCCGTCGTGATCATGAACCCGCCATTTTCCTCGGCCGGCGATCGGCTGGGTGGTAAGATGGATACCAGGATCGGTGCCCAACACATTGATCAGGCCCTCGCCAGGCTTGAACCGGGCGGCCGGCTTGTGGCAATCGTCGGTCGCGGCATGGGAATGAACGCGCCCACCTTCCGGGACTGGTGGAAGCGCATCGGCATGCAATATGATGTCCGAGCGAATGTCGCCGTCGACGGCAGCATCTACCGCAAGTACGGCACGACCTTCGGCACCCGCGTGCTGGTGATCGACAAGATCGCTCCCACCGGACGGCCGATCGTCGAGGGCGAAGCGAAGGATGCCGCCGACCTGTTGAACACGCTCGCGGGAGTGCACGATGATCGCCCAGGAAGTTCCAGTGAACCGGTTGGCGGTCAACCAACTGGCGCTGGGTTGGCTGAAGAAGGCACCGGACGCCCCAATGGACCCGAGGGCGGTCTACGTGGTCCAACTGGCACAGTGGGGCCTGGCGGAGGACGTGGTGTCGGTGAGACTGCCAATCGCCCCATCGCAGCCGACGAAGGCGGCCCTGGAGGCGCTGGTGGGGCGCCTGACGCTGGAGACCGGACCCGAGAAAACGCAGGCGGCGATGGAGTACCTTCTCTCGAATCCGGGCAGGAACCGGCAGGAGAACTTATCGCTGCTGATGCGAACGATACGGGACGCGGACAGCCCGGCGCAGGCGGCGCGGCTGGCGGTGGAGACCATATACGACCTGATGGTAGCGACCAGCAGCTAACGCCACCCAATCCCGGACTGGTGAAAGCCGGCGTAATTGTCGAGGACCCGGTTCAAGGCGGCGAACTGACCGAAAGTGTCTATGAGCCATACCGTCCGCAGCGCTTGGCGATCGAGGGCGCGCGGGAGCATCCTGGGGCGCTCGTCCAGTCGGCCGCCATGGCGTCCGTGGCGCCGCCGATGCCCAAGCACGCTTTGGCGATTTCGCGACGGTTGATCGACGAAGGCGCGTTGTCGATCGCGCAACTCGAATCCCTGGTCTACGCTGGCGATGCACATGCCCAGATGCTACCGGCGCCGCCGGATGCCGAAGTAAGGTTCCGGAGAGGCTTCTTTATCGGCGACGGCACAGGGGTCGGCAAGGGTCGCGAGGTGGCGGGCATCATCCTCGACAACTGGATGAACGGGCGCCGACGGGCCGTGTGGGTTTCCGAGACGCCGGCCTTGGTGAACGACGCGAAGCGAGATTGGGCCGGACTCGGCATGGACCCCTCTCAGATTTTGCCGCTGACCAAGGTGAAGGCGGCCGACGCGATCAAGCATGATGGCATCCTTTTTTCGTCCTACGATACTCTGAAATCGGGGGTGAAGATCAAACCGCTCGATGCGGCGGCGATCAAGGTCGGCGCGCAAGTGTCGGTCCCGGCTCGGGACGGCACCAGAGAGAATGGCACAGTGACTGGCCGTTACAAAGATACCTGGGTGGTACAGACTGATGCTGGTGTTGTTCGGAATTACGAGTCAAAGGATCTGGCAACCCGCGCCGCCACCGCACAGACGCGGGTCAAGCAAATCGTCGATTGGCTCGGCAAGGACTTCGACGGCGTCATCGCGTTCGACGAGTCGCACAACCTCGGCAACAGCGTCTCGCAAAAGGGAGCGCGCGGCAGCACCGACCCGGCACAGAAGGCACTCGCTGGGATCGAGTTACAGAAGCAGTTGCCGAACGCGCGGGTGGTCTACGTCTCCGCGACCGGCGCGACAGAGGTCGCCAACTTGGCTTACGCCGACCGCCTCGGCCTTTGGGGACGGGGGACGGCCTTTGCAGACCGCTCCGACTTCCTGTCCAAAATCTCCCAGGGCGGCGTCGCTGCGATGGAGCTTGTGGCCCGCGATATGAAAGCGCTCGGTCACTACATGGCGAGAAACCTGTCCTATGACGGGGTCGAGTATGATCGCATCCAGCATGATCTGACGCCAGATCAGACGATAATGTACGACAAGATCGCCGAGGCATGGCAGGTCGTGCTGCGCAACTTCAATAATGCTCTCGAAGACACCCAGGCAGGGGGTAAGGGCGGCCGACGCAGCGCGGTCTTGTCCGCTTTTTGGGGATCGCACCAGCGCTTCTTCAACCAGTTGATCACGTCGCTGCAAATGCCCAGCGTGCTGAGGGCCGTGGAGCGCGACATCGCCGAAGGTCGGCAGGCGGTACTACAGTTGGTGAACACCAACGAGGCCGGTCAGAACCGCGCGCTCGACAAGGCGCGCGCCGATCCCGAGGGTGATATCGAAGAACTGGATATGTCGCCGCGCGATCAGTTGATGGAATTGGTCAAGAAGGCATTTCCGGTCGAACAATTTGAAACCTACGTCGATGACGCTGGCAAGGAGCGCGTGCGGCCGGTTGTCGATTCGAAGGGAAATCCCGTCCTCAATCGAGAAGCGGTGGCAGCGCGCGAGATGTTGCTGGACGACCTCGGATCGCTTCGCGTGCCAGACGGGCCGCTTGAAATCCTGACCAACCATTTTGGGCCGGACAAGGTGGCGGAGGTCACGGGGCGCACCCAGCGCGTCGTGCGCAAGCCGGACGAGAATGGCCAAGTGCGGGCGGTGGTCGAAAAGCGCAATGCGGACACCAACGTGGTCGAGGCGAACGCTTTCCAGAACGGGATCAAGCGCGTCCTGGTGTTCTCCCAGGCGGGCGGGACCGGGCGCAGCTATCATGCCGATCTTTCTTCTCCCTCCGCCGACAACCGACGGTCGCACTACCTGGTGCAGCCTGGGTGGCGGGCCGACAAAGCCGTGCAAGGATTCGGTCGCACGCACCGAACCAATCAGGCGTCCGCACCGATCTTCCATTTGGTCACGACCAACCTTGAGGGGCAGAAGCGATTCATCTCCTCGATCGCGCGGCGCCTCGGGCAACTGGGCGCACTGACCAAGGGAGAGCGTCGCACCGGCGATCAAGGTATGTTCGGGCTACAGGATAACCTGGAGAGCGATGAGGCACACGCGGCGTTGACGCAGTTCTACCGTGACATTCACCGTGGCGAGATCGAGGGCGTATCGGACAAGTCGATCCTGGAAACCATGGGGCTGCAACTCACCGATCCAATGACTGGCGGTCTGCGGGCCGACCTGCCGCCCATGTCGCAGTTTCTGAACCGAATCTTGAGCCTGCCGGTGGGGGAACAGAACCGGGTCTTCAACGCCTTCTCCGACCGCTTCCGCGATGTCGTCGATCATGCTGTCGAGGCTGGAACGCTCGACGCCGGCACCGAGACCTATCGCGCGGACAGGATCGTCAAGAACACCGAAAACACGGTCTACACCGACCCGACCTCGGGTGCCGAGACCAAGCACGTCGCGCTGCGCACCTTCTCTCGAAATTATCCGACAGAGTTCGAGCAGTTGCACCGCGGCGAAGCGGCGCGAGCAGGGTTTCAGGCTCCGAGTTTTTACATCCGCAACCGCCGTACCGGCTTGGTATCGGCGGTCGTCCCGACCACGTATTCCAAGACTGGTGCAGACGGCGTTACGACGAATTTTTACAGGTTGGTGTCACCAACCGACTGGCGGTACGTCGAGACGGATCGGGTGGCTGCCGCAATTCGGGGAAACGTCCGCACCGCTCCGACGGCCGACCGGGTCGATAATTTGGCCGAGGCCAGGAAGGGCTGGGACGACCGCGTCGCGGCGACGCCCGAATTCAGGCAATCCGATCTGCATCTCATAACCGGCGCGGTTCTTCCAGTCTGGGACCGGCTCAAGGGTAGCCCAAAGGTCTATAGGCTTCAGACCGACGATGGGGAACGGCTGCTTGGGCGCGTCATCGGAAACAGCGATATCGAATCGACGCTCAATAACCTTGGGGTGGAGGCAACGAAGGCCGATTTCAACTTGACCGAGACGATCGGCCGAGTGCTCGACGGTGCGACCGCGAGGCTGGCGAACGGCTGGACCCTGAAGCGTTCGATGGTTGCTGGCGAGTGGCGGATCGAACTGAAGGGGCCGTCGTCCTCGGATATGGGGCCGCTGCGACAGGACGGCGTATTCCGTGAGCGCATCGGCTACGACACCAGACTGTTTGTCCCGACAGGGGATCGGGCAGCGGAAGTTCTGGAGCGGATCACCGAACGGCGCCCGATTGCGTCGATCGATAGCGGGGGTCGCGATGCGGGCACATCCGAGACCCCGATGTTCTCTTTGCGTCGGCGCGTAGCGACCGCTTTCGACGGGCTGAAGGCACCGGACGTGCGCAGGCAGATAGGCCTCCCATCGTTCTCCCCTGACGTCATGGGCAAAATGCGCAAGACCTTGGACGAAGTTCAATGGCTGCTGTCGCCCACCAGCCGCGGTGCCGCCGCGAAGCAGACAGAGGCCATCATGCGCCGCCGCACATCGATGCAGGCTCGCGGCAGCAACCAGGCGATTCATGCCCTGGAGAACTTTGCCACCGCGATCGAGCGGTTGAAACCAGACCAGCAACTCGCGATCACGCATCGGGTCGAGACCGGGCAGCCGCAGCCGACGCCCGAGTTGCAAGCGGCCATGACGACGTTGAAGCGGATCCAGGATCAACGGCTCAGGATGCTCCAATCGATCGGCAAGTTGAAGGACGTGCTGAACAGCGACGACTACATGGGCCGCATCTACTCGAACTACCGGGAATGGAAGGCCGGCGAAGACGCGAAAAGCCAGACGGAGGCCGAGCGGATCGCGGTCGCCCGCGGTCTCGGAAAGTCCCCGGTTCAAGGGTCGGGTGCTTTCCTCAAGCAGCGTACCTTTGCCACCCTGGAGGAGGCAATGGCCGCTGGCCTGATCCCGGTCACGACAAACCCGATCAAGATGCAAATTCTGAAAATTCGGGAGATGGACCGCTTCTACCACGGCACGCGCATGGCCGACGAGATGAAGGACGCCGGAATTGCCAACTGGGTGCCGGCAAACGCCGAAGCTGAAGGGGCGGCGCGTGGCCTGGGCTGGGTTCCGCTGGATGACAAGGTCTTTCGCCCGCGCATCCCTGGGGGCACCGTAGGCGCCTTTGGCCGCCTGGAGCCCGGCAACTACTGGGCGCCAGAGGAAGCCACGACGCTGTTCAACAATTACGTGTCCCGTGGAATAGCCGGCAACTCCGTAATCTACGACACCCTGCGCACCGCCAACAACGCGTTGAATGGGCTGCAATTAGGCCTGTCTGGGTTTCATGCGACGTTCGTGACGTTGGACTCGGCGATCAGCAGCATGGCGCTTGGATTGCAACAGGTGAGCCGCGGCATCACGGGCCGCGACCTCGGGCAGAAAAGCCGTTTGACCTCGATCGGCCAGGGCCTTCAAAACATGGCCGAGGGCGCCGCCATCCCGGTGGCGACGTACCGGACGGTGCGGGAAGGGTCGGCGGCGAAGCGGGCCTGGCTCGATCCGCAGGGCGCGACGCCTGAGATGGTGAAGATCGTGGACATGCTGAACGCCGGCGGCGGCCGGATCAGCATGGACCAATTCTACCGGTCGAACGCGAGCGGCAGTTTCTTCAAAAACCTGCACGACTTGAAAAACCCGGACGGAGCATTCCGGGAAGCTTGGCAGATGGCGAAGGACACGCCTTTGACGGCGCCGTTCAAGATCGCTGGCCGTATGATCGACACCTTGAACGAGCCGCTGATGGGACAGCTTGTGCCGAGGATGAAAATCGGCGTGTTTTCCATGATGGCACGCGACTTTATGGAGCGGCACCCTGACGCCACGCCCGAGCAAGTGTCGGATGCGATGACGAAGAACTGGGACAGCGTCGAGAACCGTCTCGGCCAGATGACGTACGACAACGTGTTCTGGAACAAGACACTCAAGGACTCGGCGTTCTTGATGACGCGCTCGGTCGGCTGGAACCTAGGCACAATCCGAGAACTGGCGGGATCTGGCGTTGACGCCGCTGCAGCCGTGCGAGACATGGCGTCCGGAAAGGCCCCGGAGATGACGAACCGCATAGCTTACGCCATGGCGATGCCGATGCTGACCGCGCTGCTTGGCGCTACGGTCACATATCTACTGACGGGAAAGGGGCCGGAATCGATGCTGGATTATTTCTACCCGCGCTCTGGCACCGGCCCGGAAAACGACCCTGACCGGCTTTCGATTCCCGGCTACATCAAGGACGTGGTCGCCTACTACAAGGCGCCCGTGCAGACCGTGCTGAACAAGACGTCGCCGCTTCCGAACGCCATGGCGGACATTTTCCATAACCAGGATTACTACGGCGGCATCATCTACGCGCCCGAGCTCAACGAGAGCCGAATCGTGGCCTATGCCCAGTACATGTTGAACCAAGCGCTTCCGTTCTCCGTGCGCGCGATCATGAAGAACGACCGGGCTGGCGCTTCGATGCTAGCGCAGTCGCTCGCGTTTTTCGGCATCCAACCGGCACCGCAATCGGTCACCCACCCAGAGAAAGAGGAAGCGTGGCAATTGCACCAGAACGTGATCGGCATTCGAAGACGGAATCGGGAGCAGGGCCTCATCCGTCTGTCGCCGTGATCGGTCGCTCTGGCGCAGCAACCGCGCCTCCCTCTGTCTCTCCTACCGCTTGAAAACGCGCGCCGACATGGTGTAGTGCTGACTCAACCTAGTTGACGCACCGCCCGTCGGCTGCCGCCTCTTTCCAGATGGGTGACAGTCATGCGGGCGACGATCGCGCTTCTCCTTGGATTCATGGCAGCTTCCACGCCGTCCTTCGGGCAGGGCACCCAACCAGTCATTGTCACTGGGGGTGCGTTAGCACCGGCATCCTCCGTCTCGAACGGGATCGTGCTTACGACGGTCACCTGCGGCACCACCAGCACGGCCTTCGGTGTAACGGGGGCTTCCTACCTCGCGATACAAGTGCCCCCTGGCGCTGGCACCGTTTGCTTCGCGCCGGGATCCACCGCGGCAACTCTCTCGCCTCCGTTCAAATGCTACGGCGGGGG